ACGGCTCGACGCGATGGTCGTGCGCAGCTCGATGTGGTCATCACGCAGGCGGCTGTACCGCTCGGCGCACACGTCCTCGTGCGAGCGAAGACGGCCCTCCACCTCACGCAGCCTCGCGGGCCAGTCGCTGGGATTCGTCGTCAAGGTCGGGTCCTCGAAAGTCATGGTCACAAGACCTCACGCCGGGGCGCAGAGGCCGCGATCTGCTCGGCCTTCGCGAACCGCTCCGCAGCCTGACCCGCGACCGGAGCAGCGGCGAGCAGCGACTGCATCTGCGCGGCTTCCTGCTCGGCCATGTCCATGGCCTCGAGCTCCTCGTCCGAACGCAGCGCCTTGGCCGGGACGTTGTTCGCCTCGGCGATGACCTTCACCGCTTGGTCGGCGTTGATGCGACGCAGGACCTTCATGTCGCCCGACGCCTGCGCCACCGGCAGGATGGCCTCGATGGTGCGCAGGATGCCTGCAGCCTCCTCGGCACGCATCAGGCGGGCAAGCGGCCCGGTGTACTTGGGCAGAATCTCGCCGCCCGACATGACGTAGTCGAGCAGCTGCGGCGGCGGCTCAGGCAACCCACCCGACGCCGAGAGCAGGTCCAACTCGCGCTCGATGATGGGACCGATGAACTCCGACTGCTGTCGCCCCATCGTGGGACCAAGCAGCGCACCCTTCTCCTGGGCTCGCTGCATGACCTCGGTCGCCGTCATCACACGCGGACTCTCGACGAGAATCTGGAACAGCGTCACGAGGAACGAGTCGTTCACCGCCTTGCGCTTCTGGTCGGACATCTCCATGCCGATCGGCAGGTTGCCGCCCGTCATGAGCGGCTGAACCAGCGGCGTCCCGTCCTCTCGGAGGTAGCCGTAGTTCAGGGCATTAGGGCGCACCGAGAAGGCGTTAAGGGCCCCCTCCTCGGAGAGGATGAGCGGCGGGTCGACCATGCGGTGCGCCATCCGAAGCATGGTCTTTTCCATCTCCTGCAGGGACTTGATGTCGGCCAGGGCCTCCATCGCAGGGGACCGCCCATAAATCTCACGCGGGCCGGTCACATACCGACCCACCGCATACGGCATCGAGCGATAGCCCGACTCGGCGAGCAGCGCATCACCCTCACGGGCAACGTACCGCGACATGTACTGCATCCCCTCCGCGCCTGCCTTGCCCGCCTTGTACTCGTCGTTCGGCTTGACGCAGTGGATGAACTCGAACAGGGTGTTCGCACGGTCGCCCGCAGCGGACTTGATGCCACGTGGGAGATTGTCAGCCCAGCCCGGGACCTGCATCGCCTGCCGCGCCGTCAGCTGGAAGCAGCGGTACACCGTGTCCACGCGCCCCGTGTGGTCGAGGTCGATGACGATCTCGGAGAGCGGGATGGCGCGGTACCGCAGCGTCACGCCGGGGATCTCGTCGATGAACAGCGCCGAGGTGCCGAACGCCCCGAGGCTCATGTAGCACTCGAAGGCCTGCGAGGCAAAGTTCGCCGTCGGGGCGTACCGCTGCCGGAACAGGATGTCGCGCAGGGAGTCGCACCACCGCTGCACCATCACGTTCTCGTCGAGCTCGGGGATGCCGGTGTGCAGGCCGTGCCACATCTGCGTGGCCGGGGTCAGCATCGAGTCCATGGCGGCGGCGAAGCGGGGGAGCGCACGTTGCGCGGTCGAGTCGAATATCTTCTCCGACCGCTTCTCGCCCGGTGTGCGCTGGCCGGTCATCTCGGCCATCGACGGCCAGACCCGTTCAGCTACCTCCTGCCAGTGCGACTCCCAAGTGCCACGAGCGCCCTTCAGCCGGTCGTAGCCTTGCAGCACGTCCTGGGCGCGAGAGTCCATCTAGGTCAGTACCCGGAGTCAGCGATACGCAGAACCTGAGCGTAGACGGCAGTTGCCGTCGCCACCGCTGCGCGAATCTCACCCGGCCCGAGCTCGAAGGTGCCGCGCCCGTTCGCCGTGAGCGTCGTCGCAGTAGCCACCGCGATGGCCGTGCCGTTCGGACCCTTGCATTGGAGCGTCACGCTGCCGCCGCCGAAGGTCGCCTCTACACGAAAGTCACCACGACCACCGGGCCAAGGGAACCAGTTGCCCGTCGCACTGGCATTGGAGAGCAGGGTGTATGCCGTCTTCATGGATTACCTCAAGCCGCTACGGCTTTGATGACTGCGAACTGGAGCACCACGGCCTCAGACAAGTTGCCTGCGGTCTGGCAGTTGAACAGGGTGATCGAGCACGAACCAGCCGCGACAGCGCCTGCGCTCACCAGATACGCACCAGCAGTGCCGCCCGACTTCACGCATACGGCCACCACATCGGTCGCCTCGATGGCGCTGTTCGTCAGCGTGAACGCGACAGGGGTCTGGTGCGCCAGAGTCGCGTTGTGCATCGTGATGGTGCCGCAAATCTTGTTGAGCACGACCGTCGTGGACTTGCTCGTGAGCTGCGTCTCCGTACCACCCGCGCCGGTCGCGTACCCCACGCCGTCAGAGGCCGAGGTCGAGCGGATGGAACTCGCCGCAGTCACAGCACCGGCCTTGGTCACTTGGAACCGGGCAGCACCGCCGACGAGCAGGTTGAGCAGGAACGACCCGGCAGCAGAGGCCGTGTCGGTGACGTCCATCTTGATGGCCGAGAAGGTCGTGGCAACGTTGTTCCAGACCGCCACGAGGTCAGCCACCGCACCACCGGCCAGCGCCTTGGCCGTGATCTTCTTCGTCTCCGACGAGCCGGTGTCAACGATGGCGAGGACGTCCGCAGCCGAGTCGAGGTCGGTCTGCGCCAGCGAGTTGAACTGGCTGATCTTCTTCGTCGCCATTACATGCCGCCGCCGAGCAGCCTCGTGGTACCGACACCGCCCTGCGCCCGGGTCTCAGGCGTGGACATCATCGTCGCAGCACGACCGCGCCGACGGCGCATCCGGCCAGACTCGATCTCGCGCTGCTTCGCCATGTCGGTTTCAGGGGCAGGCGGGGGCGGTTCGATTTTGGGCATCTTGGGCTTGAACAGGCCGGACATAACGCACCTCGCGGTCGATGTTGGCGCGAGTCTAGCCCAACACCGAGTAATCTGCTACCGCCACCCCCGGGCCACCCCGGCGCACCGTCCCTCGGAACGGCCGCCGACCCTTGGCTAGGTACCGCAGGGCGTCAGCGTAGTGGCTCGTCCAGTCATGCAGCGGGCGGTCCTTGAACCGCTGCAGCCGCTCGTCGTACTCGCGACGGTACTGCCGGATGGCATCCATGGCACGGGTCATGCGAGCCGCCGCCTCGTCCGCTGTCTCGCCGGGGAACGGGTCAGGCCGCTTGTTCCACTCGACCACCGGCAGCATCTGGCGCACCGCCTGGATGCCATCGTCCACCGAGTCAGCTTCCAGCACCCGAGGCTTGAGGCCGTACCCTGCCGCTGTCTCGAGCCGAGACTTGCCAGACCCCCACTCCTTCACCGCGCCATCGTGCGGCCAGATGTGGTCGGCGTAGACGTAGTCCATGGCGAGGAGCTTCTTCGCGTACCAGTCGAGCCCGACGCCGGAGCCCTCGAGCACGTTGATGATGCGCACCTTCTGGCCAATGATCTGGTAGAACCAGACCACCGTCGAGTCGCCGATGCCGATGTCCCACGCCGTCCCGACCGGCTGGCCGATGACGTGCGGGAACTCGTCCACTCTGCCGCCCTGCTCGGCCTTGAGGACGGCATCGCCGTAGTACGCGCCGGGGATGTCGGCGTCGAAGTCGCAGTAGTACTCCTGCCGGATGATGGCCTCGGCTTCCTTGTCGCCGCGCTCGACCCGCAGCTCCTTACGCTCGCGATCGATGGTCGCCTTCGGGATGGCCTTCGTGTCCTCGACCGTCAGCACCTGACCGAACCACGCCGGGTCCTTGCGGGCGTAGTCCACCAGACGGGCAAAGTGATTGCGCCCACGCGGGGTCGAGATGAATATCGCCCAGCCGTTGTTTTCGGCAAGGATGGGACGCAGGAACGCCCACGCATTCGGGTCGGCGAGGGCGTACTCGGAGAACACGACGCCCATGGGCGGCGAGCCGATCAGGCTGTTGTAGTTGTCCGACCCCACGACCTGCCACGTCGAGCCGTTCTTGAACCGGATGAACATGTCCTGCTCGCGGGTCGTCTCGCGCAGCTCGAGCGGGAAGGCAGCATCGATGCGCCGCCGCCCGGTGTGCGGGTCCACCGCGTCCCAGATGGCCTTCCTCGACTGGTTCGCCTGGGGGAGCATGTGCCAGATACCGCCTACCCGCGTCATGGCAGACACAGCCGCCCAGTGCAGGGAGATGTCGTCCTTGCCGGAACGGCGGTGCCACGCCAAGGCGAGACGCTTGCAGCCCTTCTCCAGAGCGCCCCACGCCTCCAACTGGTAGGGGCGGGGGGACCAGCCGTTAGCCGGAAGGCTTATCGGCATCGGTGAACCGCACGACATTGACGGTCAGGCCTACCTCGCCCTTGTGCTCGAGGTCGAGCTTGTCGCCGTAGCGCTTGGGCTTGAGCTTGGAGGCTACCCACTTGCGGGCGTCCACCATGATGCGCTTGTGGTTCGCGTCAATGGTCTCGTCGTCCGCGATCTCGATGATGCGGTCGGCATGAGCCTCGGCTTGGTCCTCGCGTGCGCGTGCGTATTGCAGGACAAAATCTGGCTTATCGCTCAACCAGTTACGGACTGTCTTGCCATCGGGCATCCCGTCATCCAAGCAGATAGCCCGCAAGGACTCGCCGGATGCCAGCCGCTCACAGATGCGGTCTGCCAGTTCCTGCGAGTAGATGGACGGTCTTCCCCTTGGCATCACTTCGCCATCAGCTTGCGTGCCGCCATTCCCTTACCGGCCTTCTTGGCCGAGCGACGGGCGGTATCGAGGGCGATGGCGACGGCCTGCTTCTGCGGGCGGCCGGCACGGACCTCGGCTGAGATGTTGCGCGAGATGGTCTTCTGGCTGTATCCCTGCTTAAGCGGCATGTCACTTCCCCTTATTGCGGTTGCTGATCGCCTTGGCCTTCGCTCTGGCGTCTTCCTTCGAGCTCGCTCCCCATGCCTTGAGGGCGAGGGCGAGGCGTGTCGG